TACTCCTATTTCCATCTCTCCGAATGAAGCACAGTTTTTGGAAACTAGGAAGTTTCAGATAGATGAGATAGCCCGTATTTTCAGAGTTCCTCCGCACATGATAGGCGACCTTGAAAAATCCAGCTTTTCCAATATCGAACAGCAAAGCCTTGAATTTGTCAAATACACGCTTGACCCGTGGGTGGTAAGATGGGAACAGTCCATCAAAAGAACGCTGTTACTGCCTGATGAAAAAGGTGTGTACTTTGCAAAGTTCAATGTTGACGGCTTACTCCGTGGCGATTATCAAAGCCGCATGAACGGCTATGCAACGGCAAGGCAGAACGGCTGGATGTCGGCTAACGATATACGAAGTCTTGAACAGCAGGATCTGATATCCGATGAAGAGGGCGGCAATCTCTACCTCGTCAACGGAAATATGCTGCCACTGAAACAGGCAGGCAGCTTTTACAACAACGGAGGTGAAACAAATAATGAATAAGTTTTGGAAATGGAAGAACAGAAAAGTTTGCAATGATGCAGAGGAAGAAACAACAGAACGCATCCTTGAACTGCGTGGAACTATCGCAGAGGAATCTTGGTTTGCAGACGATGTGACACCTAAAATGTTCAAAGACGAACTGCTTTCCGGCAAAGGTGACATTACGGTTTACATCAACTCTCCCGGCGGTGATTGTGTTGCGGCGGCACAGATTTACAATATGCTGTCCGAATATCCAGGCAAGGTCACTGTCAAAATTGATGCTATTGCGGCATCGGCGGCAAGCGTTATTGCTATGTCGGGAGATACCGTTTTGATGTCGCCTTGTGCTGTCCTGATGATCCACAACCCTGCCACAATTGCATTCGGAGATCATAATGAAATGCAGAAAGCCATTGATATGCTTGCCGAAGTCAAGGAAAGCATCATCAATGCCTATCAGCTGAAAACAGGCTTGTCCCGTGCGAAGCTGTCAAAGCTGATGGAGGCGGAAACATGGATGGCGGCACGTAAGGCTGTGGAGCTTGGCTTTGCAGACGGCATCTTCGGTAAGAAAAATAATCAGTCTTTCGAAGAAGATGAGCAGGAAGATGACGAAACCAAACAAGAAAATACACCAAACGAGGATGAAGAGGAGCAGAAGAATGCTACCTCTTTTTTGTTTTCCCGAAAGACTGTCAACAGCAATCTGCTGAACAAGCTGACAAAGAAATCTGACGGTCACTCCGTCAAGGAGATATTTGACCGTTTGGATACCATTCAAAAATTTACTTGAGGAGGACTTTTACTATGACGGACAGAGAAAAATTCTTGAACACGGCGAAAGGCTATATCGGCACAAACGGCAATTTTGTCTGCAACACTAAACTTGGCTTGGGCGGTGTGTATGACTGGTGTGCCTTTGCGGTTTCAGCCATTATGAAAGACTGCGGCTTTCTTGGAAAGTACGTCAAAGCCGTTGAGGGCGGTGCAGGAAGTATTCCCCGTGCTGCTGACGGCAAGTATGGGGAGTGGTTCAAGAAAGGTATAAAAGCACCGCAGGCAGGCGATTTGTTTTTCATGCGTTACGCAGACTATCCCTATCAGGACAAGTATTGCTGCGACCATGTCGGCATTGTGGAGAGCGTGAACAGCAACACCATCACGACACTTGAGGGTAATGTTGACGGATACGCTTACAACTGGGCAGGTACTTCTACTTTCAAACGCAAAACAAGATACCTTAGTGACGGCACGGTTTACGCTTTTTACCGTCCGAAATGGAGCGGAACTTCTACCACATCTTCTTCCACTTCACAGACAAAAAAGAAATCCGTTGATGAACTTGCCAAAGAAGTCATCGCAGGAAAATGGAGTGCCGGAGAGGAACGCAAACAGAAACTCACTGCCGCAGGCTATGATTATTCCGCTGTGCAGAACAAAGTGAATGAACTGCTTTCCGGCAAGACACCGCAGAAATCCGTTGACGAGCTTGCCCGTGAGGTCATTCAGGGTAAATGGAGCAACGGTGAAGAACGCAGAAAGGAACTCACTGCCGCAGGGTATAACTATTCTGCCGTGCAGAACAGAGTAAACGAACTGATGAGATGAGGAGGAATTTGACATGACCATTATGCAGATGATTGAAAAAAGAAATCAGGCAATCGAGGCGGCTCGTGCTTTTGCAGCCGCCCACAAGAATGAAAACGGTGTCCTGAACGATGCCGACTATGCCGTCTACGAGGGTATGGAAAAGGATATTCAAGACATTTCCCGTGAGATCAGCCGTATGCAGAGAGAAGATGCTCTGGAGCAGGAACTTTCCAAACCAATGAACACTCCGCTTACATCAAAGCCTTTCAAGGGTGAGATTGGCGGTACGGGCAGAGCAAGTGAGGATTACAAAAAGGCAATGTTAGCGGCACTCCGCAGCAATTTCCGAAATGTATCAAATGTTTTGCAGGAAGGCACGGACGCAGACGGCGGCTATCTTGTTCCCGAAGAGTACGATAAACGCATCATTAATGTGCTGAACAGCGAAAATATCATGCGTACTCTCGGCACGAAAATCAAGACCGGCGGCGACCACAAAATCAATATTGCCGCCACCAAACCTGCGGCATCGTGGATTGAAGAGGGTGAGCCGCTTGTATGGGGTGATGCGACCTTTGACCAGATTCTGCTTGACGCTCACAAACTCCATGTGGCTATCAAGATCACCGAGGAACTTCTGTACGATAATTCTTTCGGACTTGAAAGTTACATTACCACGCAGTTCGGCAGGGCACTTGCCAATGCAGAAGAAGATGCTTTCCTGAACGGCAACGGTCAGGGCAAGCCGACAGGCATTTTTGCATCAACAGGCGGCGGTAAGGTATCGGCAACGACCACCGCTCTAAAGGGCGATGACATCATCAATCTGGTGTATGCTTTGAAAAGACCCTACCGCAAAAAGGCGGCTTTCATCATGAACGACAAGATTCTGGCAACCGTCAGAACTCTCAAAGACAGCGATGGTCAATATCTGTGGCAGCAGTCACTGAAAGACGGCGAACCAGAAAAACTCGCAGGCTATCCTGTTTACACCTCCGAGTATGCACCGACAGGCATGATCGCTTTCGGCGATTACAGCTATTACAACATTGGCGACAGAGGAACTCGTTCTTTCAAAAAGCTGACAGAGCTTTTCGCAGGAAATGACATGGTTGGTTTTGTTGCGAAAGAAAGAGTTGACGGCAAACTGGTACTTCCCGAAGCTGTACAGATTCTGAAAATTGGCACAACTTCCAAGACCACCAAAACCTGATGAGGTGACGGCATGACAGTATCGGTCAAGGAAGTCAAAACTTTTCTGCGTGTCGACCATGACGAAGATGACACGCTGATCCGCAGTTACATCTATGCGGCGGAGTCGCTGTGTCTGGACATTATGCGAACCGATGACAGAACAATGCTGAAATCCGAAAAAAATGCAAAAGTGGCTATACTGTATGCTGTCGCCTACTTCTACGAACACCGTGAAGAAGCTGATTACAAGGCTCTGACATTATCGCTCAGAGCCTTGCTTTTCGGCAGTCGGAGGGAGGAATTCTGATGGAGATTTCACTTTTGAATCAAAGAATAACCTTTCAGCAAAATACCATTCTTACAGACCATATCGGCAATCACAGAAATTCATGGGAGAATGACTTTTCCTGTTATGCAACGGTGGGCGGCGAAAGCGGCAGAAACGGCAAAGAAACGGCTGTGGCGGGAACAGTCGTTGAGGACACGGATATTTCCTTTACCGTGCGTTGGTGCGGACAAACGGCGAATGTCGGCACAACAAGCCACCGTATCATTTTCAAAGATGAGATTTACAACATCGTTTCTATTGACCACATGAACTACAAAAAGAAGTGCATCAAGTTCCGATGCAGAAAGGCAAGGCGATAATGTGAGCAAGACAGTAAAAATTGACGACCTTGCTGATGAGGTTATGAAAGGCTTGACGGAGTATTCAAACTTAGCAACAGCCGATATGAAAAAGGCTGTCCGAAAAGCCGGAAACGATGTGCGGAAAGAAATACAGGACACTGCACCGAAAAAGACAAATGCCTATGCAAAAAGCTGGGCGGTCAAAAAGACAAAGGAATCTTCCGAAAAACTGGAAGTCACTGTTCACTCAAAAAACCGCTATCAGCTTGCTCATTTATTGGAGTTTGGTCATGCAAAGCGAGGCGGCGGCAGAACCAAGGCACAGCCGCATATCGCACCTGCGGAGGAACATGGCATCACGACACTTGAAAAAGCCATTGAAAAAGCATTAAAGAGGTGACCGCATGGATAAAATCATTTCGATTTTGAATGAAATCGGACTGCCCTATGCTTACGATCATTTCAGCGAGGGCGAAAGTCCAAATCCGCCTTTTATCTGCTATCTCCTGCCGAACAGCGATAATTTTGCGGCTGACGGCAGAGTTTATTACAAAATAGATGATGTACACATTGAACTGTACACCGATTACAAAAACACGGAGTTTGAACTGAAAGTAGAAGAAGTGCTTGACAGATACAACATTTTCTACAACAAATCCGAAGTGTGGATTGACAGTGAAAAGCTGTATGAAGTGCTTTACCAATTTGAAACGGAGGGATTCAACAATGCCGAATAAAAAGAACAAGGTCAAATTCAATCTTT